TTCCTTTTCGTGTAACATTCGGTGACAGTTGGCACACAACATTGTGCAGCCCATAGCCTCTTCAAGAACATCTTTCCAAGAGTGGTCTGTCATACCGCTTACCGATAATACAAACCGTTTGGTCGCTGGGTCTCTGTGGTGAAAATCGAAAACACAAGCGTCATGCTTTTGTCCGCAGCTTTCACAAGCACCACCCTTTAGATCGACAAGTTTCTGTCGGATCTTACGCCTCTTGGTTCGACGCCCTTTATGAGAACTCATCCACCACCTCTGTTAATCGTCCAGTTTCTAAGTCGTATTCAAGAGTACCCATGTCACCAGTTATCCCTGCGTACCTGTTCTTCAGGCAGGACACATGAATCTCTTGTTCACCTGAAGACATGTCTCTTGATATACTGATAACGCTATCACTTAGCTGTGCGATAGCAGCTGATCCACGAAGGTGAGACAAGTAGACCTTTTCACCACCCTCGTGTCCCTTGTCCCCCTGGGGCCGCTTGAGGTGCGACACTAGAAGAAGGCAACAGTTAGTGCGCTCAGTAAAAGACCTGAGCTGTGTCATCGTATAGTCTAGAGCCTTGCGCTCGTCTCCTGACCCACCAAGCTGCGATGAGTCCAGCCCTGATACCAAGATGGACAGATGGTCTAGCACTAAGACCTCTACGCCCAGCGCTTGGACCATGTAGTTCAGCTTGTTCAGAAGATTGTCTGAGTCTAAAGACCCAAAGTGATCATAGAAAAAGAAGTTGCCGGGTTTCAGCACAGCATCGAAAGCCTTCCGGCGTTCCTTTTCAGTAATGTCGTTAGGCAAATGGATCGGTTTGTTCAAAGCCAACGACATCATGCGTAGACCTGTGCGCCCTAGTCCTTCTTCAAGCGCGACATAGCCCACCTTTCTATCGTCTCCAATAGCAATCTTGTACGCAAGCTCCGCGCATATAGTGCTCTTACCCACTCCGCTGCCAGCACATATAGTGACCACCTCACGCGGGCGTAGTCCGAATAAGACATCGTTCCAAGTCTTCCAAGGGTAACTGAGGCCCACTTCGATACTTTTTGAAACCTCATCCCACAGCTCCATGCCGTTAACAATACCGTCAGGCCTGTGGGGAGACGCCTGGTAGACAGATTCAGATAGTTCTTTGACGCGATTGGCAACCAACAGCTCGTTGGCATCCTTCATCGACAGGCTGGCAATAGATGCCTTGCCGGGTTTAATCGTGTCAGCAACTTCTCTTGCTGCTTTCTGTCCAGCGTCGTCCATATCAAACATCAGGATCACTGAGTCGAATGACTCAACAAACTCAATGTTATTCTTAATCGCTTTGACGGCTGATGCAGCACCTGTTGGTATCGACACCACAGGCCAACGTCCGTCTGTCACCTTAGCATACGACAGGCAGTCAATCTCACCTTCGGTGATAACAAGTCGAACGCTTGGTTTCCAAAGGTGCTGACCAAACAACTGGACGTTGCTCATGTCACCGACAGTATAGAACTGCTTGTCTTCTGTTCGTGCCTTCTGCGCTACAGGTTCACCCTTGGCATTACGATAGGATGCGACCTGCACAGTACGGCCTTTGCTATCTTCAGTAACAAAGTAGCCAAACTTAGAGCAGATCTTTTCGGATAACCTGCGGTCCTCTATGGCTGTGTAATAACCAAAGGGCATAAGGTTTTTGTTTTTAGGGGGCTTGGGATCTTGAGACACCAGCGTGTCTGGTTGCCTCGTCGTGGCACAAGAGAAACAGTGAGTGTGACCGTCGTCGTACAGCGCCATTGCGTCTGAAGACCCACAATCTGGGCAAGGCAGCTTAGTCTCTACTGTCTCGCTTGTCGTAGCTGAAAATGATTCCATACTTTTCGCCTTCTTTTGGATATCGTTTTGTCACAGTTAAATCTACAATCTGGTCGTCGTCTTTCCAAAACCCACCATGCTTTGTCATGGAGTCCAATGGTCCCTTGGCAAAGTTATCGACATCACCAACAGGGAACTTACGACGGGTAGTCTTAGGCTTCTTACAGACAAACTCAAGCGTTGCTTTAATTGGACCAGCAACAGGCTCTTGTCCGTCGTATTCTGAAAGAACCAAAGACATAGAGCGCCGGAACTGCTCGTACCGTTTGCCGTAGAAGGCTCCCCACTTGGAGATGCGGGGCCGTGAAGCAGGTACGGGCTCTATGTCAAAGGTATAGGAGCGCTTAGAAGTCATCAGCCTCTAGTTCTGTTGCACTATCAGCAACAAAGCCTGCAATGTCATCGAAGCCAGCAGACTCAGAGTTACGCTGTTCGACCAGCTGAACCGTATTCAACATAGCCGTAACGCCTTTGTTAGCACCTGCCTTGTAAGCAAACATCTTAACAGCAGCGCGTATTCTGTCGCCGTTGCGCGGGAATGTTCCATTCGACAAAGGCTTTGGTGGGGAGTCACAATCGATGAGACCGGGTTGGAATTTTGTCTTGGTCCTTAAGAACCAATGACCGTGAAGGTCTTCCTTCTCAGTCTCATCGCCATCCTTAAGAGGGCCTTGGATACCTTTGACCTTGTCTCCAAACTCTTGGGTTGCAAGTTCGTGGGTCATCTCATCCATCTTTTGTTTAAACGCACGACCTTCGTCGCTCTCTTTATCAAACAACAGCGTCACCTTGTACTTGTCGTCACTAAACTCAAAACCAGAGTCAGGACGTTCAAGCCAAGTAAAACTTGCTGTTGCGACGGGGGTGATTACGTTCTTAAAAGCACGAGCCATTTTGTTTCCTTTGGGTCTATTGGAGTGGTAAATCTACGAGGTGCCAGACACTCTCAAGGCATAGATCAAAAAGATCTACAGCCTGAATGCCGTTTCTACCAAACTGATTGACTATGTCAACGGGTAGTTGTCCATTAGTCGTAATGAAAGTTTCACACGCAAACATACTGTACATTTGCAGTTCTTCTTGCGTCAGTTCAGTTCGTTTTCTATGGATGTCTTTAAGTTCATTCAAGTCTGAACGAACTCTTCAATCATTGGAAAGACCTTAGCGAGCTGTTCCGCACACCCATTAGCCACGTCTCTACATTCCTTCTGTGTTTCTGGACCTGTTCGCAGTTGTACAAAATGCACCCAGCTGCGGATTGATCCACTCATGAACATCGTTGATCGTGTGAGGCCTTCAGGCAAAAGACAACGGGCTTGCTCTTTGGCTATGCCAAGTTTTAACGCCTCGTCGTATCTCCTGAACGCCGGATCAGACACAGAGTTCTGAGCCCATCGCCACCACTTCTGCATCTCAGGGTCATCAGTTTCTAAAGACGATTGCCTGTTGGTCAGGTCTTGCAGGCGAGCCTCAACGTAATCAGGTGTGTTTGTCTCTGTCGCAGAGTAACGCTGAGACCACTCTTGAAACGCAAAAGATCTATGCCTAAGCACCTGACGACCTATGGACCTACTGCACACAATCTTGCATGTGGCATGAACCATCTCGAAAGGGCTCCAGTGTTGGTGCTTTAAGAGGTAACGCACCAGTTTCTCTGTGCCCTTGCCGTTCTCTTGGGACGTAGGGTTAGACACCCGTGCATAATACGCTATCAGATCAACCAAGGTAGCGTTCGCGCCTATGAGGTGTGGCGCTGTCGTCCAGCTCGTTAGTTCTACTGTCATCGTTGTCTCCGGGGTCTACGAAAAGAAGTAAGGGGCGTCGAGAACTTCACGCACATCGAAGCTTCCTGTTTCTGGTGGATCTGGTAGTTCCACCTGGGTTCGAGACTGCACATCTCTATGGAAGCCGTCACGCAACCAGTCGTTTCTGAACATAGAATACGCGACCTCTCGGATTGTGTCACGCAGCTCGTCAGTATGCCTATAGTGAACAGCGAAAGAGTCATGAACCGTAGCAAAACTATTGATCCCTTTGTCTACAAGTTTGTTCACCACCTTGTGCAGCAGTGCCGCGTCTAGCGAATGGATCACATTAGGAGCTGACCCCAAGGCCTGCTTACGGGCATTTAGTCCACCGTCTGGGTTCTGAGACCACATGTAGTATGACCCCATGACCGTTCGCACATCAGTCTTGTTGATATTCCAATAGGATTGTTGGATCGTGCAGCCAGACGGTGTCTTCCAGACCAAAGGCTTGTCGTTCTTAGCCAAGGTCTTTGCGACCTCTTGGAAGTACGTCATGATTGGCCTTGAGGCAACAATGGTCTCGTCTAGAGCTACGACCAGGCGGTCTCTCAACCACGCAGCGTTCTTCATACGTGGGCCTTCAAGATCATCTGTGTGTCCGTCCTCAATTAGCTGGTCCATAATGCCACGAGGTGTCACCCCATACGGTGTCGTCATGCAGGCACGTTTGACCGTAGACCTTGTGATGTTACCAGCCCACGTCATGGCAACAGGATCACCATTAGCAGCGTCCATCGACACTTTAGAGGCCAACAGATCTGCTGTGCTCTGATAAATATCGTAACGCTGTGGGTCTGATGAGCAGTTGGTCAGCTGTGCGCCTACCGGATCTCGACCAAGCAACGACAACAATTGTAGTCCGTTGTTGCTGCCGTCTTGGTGTGACGGCTGGTGGCTAAGGTAAATCTCTGGGTTGTCCATGCCGGTGGCGTCACACCACTCGACACAGGTGGCGTAGAACTCCAATTCTTTTTCAGCTGTCGTCCAGAAGCGCTCGCCATCTAATGGTCGTAAGGCACTATCGACAATCAGATCATGATGATCTTTGACCCACTGTTGCATCTCTTCGAAGCTAAGTTTGTCTGCGCCATACATGTTGCACAGCTTGACGGCCATCCAATAGAGACCACGCGGACCAAGAGGTTCCGACAACGCGAACTCAATAAGACCACGGCTCAAGTTGTCACCTTGGGGGTTGAGGTCTGGCGGTATGGCATACAGGCGTGTGCGTGTGTCGATCTTCTGAGGATATGTGAAACGTGAGAACCTTGACGCCATAAGCTCTGAGGCAATAGAGATCTTACGCAAAGCACTTTCACGTTTGCTCTCGTCACGCGCGTTCTGACTATGGACCTTGGTCAGT